AACTTAAACTACATAGAAAACAAAAATAAAGATAAAAGAGATCTTTAATGAATAAAGTTTATTTGGTAAATAATGATTGTAAATTTAAAACCTGACGCTTATTTCTTAACCTATCCCCGATCTGGTAAAAATTGGCTATCATGGTATTTAGACTTAAATACTGACCTGGATATAGATTTTGGACACTACGTAAAAATAAATAAAGATACTCCATCGGAATTCTTTAAATCTAGAATGTATGAAATACAGTCTGCCGCAGGCAAAGATTACTCTAAGGTTTTTTCAATTGCAAGAGATCCAATTGAGTCATTAACATCCATAAATGTAATGGAAAATTTTTCTCAAATGCAGTTTAGAAGTAATCAATTTTTAGATCACTATTCTGAGATGCTAGACCATAATGTTACCTTCTTTGACTTTAAAGATGTTATTAGTAATACAGACAAGGTTGCCAAATTTTTGTGTAACTCATTGGGAAAATTCTTTTCCTTAACCAACGAAGATTTTAAATCCTACTCTAGTTGGCACGTTAAAACTCAAGACAAAAGAAAAACTGTTACTTCAAAAAAAGATGTTCTGTATAACCGCCACCTGGAAATGATTAAAGGTTTGCCTTTAGAAGAACATTACAAGTTATACAATAAGGCTATAGAGAAAAGCGTAATACTAGGAGATCTTTAATGGATAAAATTTATTTGGATAAAGATATTTTTTATATTGAAAATTTTATAGATAAGATAGATTTACAAATCATACTATCTTTTTGTCAGTTAGAAGACGGCTGGAACAGCTGGCCTCATAGTATACATTTTACAAAAAAAATAAATTTAGATAAAACAGTAGAAGAAATATTAGACAAATATAATAATAAATTTTTATCATTAATTAAAAATAATGAAAGAATATATGTGCCAGACCAAGTTTTAAAATATAAAAAATCTAATGACAAATGGGCATTTTACCCACATTCAGACAAAGAAAATTATTCTTCTGACAATAATGAAATTCCAGTTTATGGATATGTATTGTATTTAAACAATGACTATGAGGGGGGAGAGGTTGTATATACTGATAAAAATATTATTCTTAAGCCTTTATCAGGAACTCTTTTAGTTCATGAAACATCAGAAGAATGCACTCACGGGGTAAAAAAAATTATTTCTGGTAACAGGTTTGTGATGGTAGGATTTATATATAGCAAAAATCCCGAATAGAGGCGGATCTATTCGGGACCTGCTGCACTCACGTGCATAGCCTTGGGAGCTAATGCTCAACTAAGGCTACTTCCTTTTAAATTTATTTATTATCCTTGTGATAAGTTTTTCTATCTTTGCCTCTAGATCTTTTTCTCGGTATTCTTCATCAGTATGTTTTCGCCCGTGATCATATGGAAAATACGGGCCATACATTTTTTTAGCAAAATTTCTTGGCATGACATAATTATATCACTTATTCATACTTTAATAAGTCATTTTGTTCTAGACGATCATATATCTCAGACATGTAATAAGTTATTGCAGGCCTGGACTGTGTTGTTTTTTCTTCTGTTTCTTCTTCCGACATGCCCGACATAAGGGCCATTCTAGTATTCATTGCTTCGTATACAGTTGTCATTAATTCAACTACAGAATTTTTATCCTTGTTCATTGTTTTCTTCCGCTCTAAATGCTGGGGAGGGACCCAGCAAGAAACCCTCTTTATGATATTCTACCATTTTTGAAATCTGAAGTCTAGATTCTTCATCTTTTGCTAATAGGTTAGCAACTAAAGTGAGCATGTCATAAATTCTATGAAGCATTATATAATTTACCATAGGCAAATTATCTTCTAAATTAGTTGCTTTCAGATTCTCCATTTTTTACCTTCATGTCTTCCAAAACGTCATCTATGGTGATAAGCCCACGAGACTTTGACTCTTCTAAATATTCTTTAACTACAATTAGGGCTCTTTCCGCTAGCAATAATCCAGGCATATGTACACATGGTATATTTTTAGCTACCTTAGCTCTTAAATTTTCATCAAATTCATTTTTTAATGGCATCTACTAGACCTTTCATATTTTTATATAGGTGCATACCAATATATTTTTTATAATCACAAGAAAGGCAATACATAAATATTTGGTCTTCCCCGTCCGAATTTGCAAAAAGAAGGCCTTGGCATAATGGACAATCCATTTGTGGAACAAGACCCTCTCTTGCAAGAGTTAAATATTTAGACACTATCTGTATCTTAATATTTATCTCCTAACTACTTTGGAAATTGAATTATCAATTTCTTTGCTTTTGGTATAGAATTAGGCCAAGATGACCAATCTATTCCGCCTTTAGTCATGTAATACGTTATCTCTGCGTTTATGACTGGATCAAACAAAAGTACGTTTGATCTCAATTCGAATTTCTCTTTACGATCTGTGCCAAGAGTTCCCAGCATATTGATCTGAAAAATTCCGTAGGAACTGTCTCCAGTACTCCTGTTGCCATTGTATGCCATAGGGCGTCCATTAGACTCCGACTTGGCAATGGCCCACGCCATTTTAAGGGCGTTTCCTTCAAAACCAACAGCTTTGAGAAGTTTTACCAACTCATTGTCTGTTAACATTTCTGAAGATTTGTATACAGTATTGCTGAATTTTTCCAGCGTTTCTCTTTTCAGTTGTGCTTCTGTTTTTGACTCTGGTTTTACAATCAGAGCTTTGGCTGGCGGTGTATTAATAACTGGCGTACCAGAAAATAAAAACATTAAACCAACCGCTATTGCAACATAATGATGAATAACATCACTAAGTTTTTCTTTCATATTCTCCATTGGCATTTCCTCCATTAGAGATAACGGACTATAATAATAACATTGTTTTATGATATATGTCAAGCTAGTTGACTAAAAATATAATTATAGTTAACTGATAATGTTATAGTTTATTTATTATATAACAGATAAAAACACTTCCCTTCTAGAATTTTTTTTGATAGAATAGTGTCTTCACACTAAAATAAAACAAACCGCAAGGCGGAAAGAAGGTATTATAAATGTCAAAAACTATTGCTAACCCATATGAAAATTTTATTGCATTGTCCAGATATGCAAGGTGGATTCCAGAAGAGAATCGCAGGGAAACATGGGGAGAAACTGTAGATCGATATTTTTCCTTTATGCTTTCGCATTTGGAATCTTTTAATTACTTCCCTGACAAACAACTAGTTTCAGAATTAAAAGAAGCAGTATATGATCGCAATGTTATGCCATCAATGCGAGCAGTAATGACTGCAGGTGCTGCTCTTGACAGAGATCATGTTGCAGGATATAACTGCTCATTTGTGCCCGTTGATTCACCTAGATCATTTGATGAAACTATGTATATTTTGATGTGTGGAACTGGTGTTGGATTTTCTGTTGAATATAAGTATGTTAATAAACTTCCTGCCGTCCCAGAATTATTTGAAAAGTCTACTACTGTCATTGTTGTTGAAGATTCAAAAACTGGATGGGCAAAGGGTTATCGTGAGCTTTTAGCAATGCTTTGGGCAGGACAAGTCCCAGCAATTGATGTATCAAAACTTCGCCCAGCAGGGGCACGTCTTAAGACAATGGGAGGCCGTTCATCTGGTCCGCAACCCTTAATTAACCTGTTTGACTTTACTATTGCAAAGTTTAAAGCTGCCGCTGGTCGTCAATTAAAACCTATTGAGGCACACGATATAATGTGTAAGATTGGCGAAGTTGTAGTCGTTGGCGGGGTTCGTCGTTCTGCAATGATTTCTTTGTCCAATATCAATGACATTGAAATGGCAGCGGCAAAATCAGGAAACTGGTGGGAACACAACACACAACGTGCTCTATCAAATAATTCAGTAGCATATTCTCGTAAGCCTCCAATGGAACAGTTTATTGCGGAATGGAAAAATTTATATGATTCTAAGTCGGGAGAACGAGGCATATACAATGTGGCTGCTGCCCAAAAGCAAGCAGCAAGATGGGGACGCAGAGACCCTGAAATTCATTACGGAACCAATCCATGTTCCGAGATTATCCTCAGACCTTATCAATTTTGTAATCTCTCTGAAGTTGTAATTCGTGAAGATGATACTCTTGCAGAGATCGAAGACAAGGTTCGTTTAGCAACAATTCTGGGTACTTGGCAATCAACACTAACTGACTTCAAATATCTTCGTAAGATTTGGAAAGACAACACAGAAGAAGAAAGACTGCTTGGTGTTTCTATCACTGGCCAGTTTGGTCATAAGTTTATGTCTGGACAAGAAGGATTAGATAAACTTGGAGCCTTTCTATCTGAACTTCGTGATTTGGCTAGAGAGGTAAACAAAGAGGAATCTAACAGGGTTGGCATTAATGAATCTGCAGCCATAACATGCGTTAAACCTTCTGGAACTGTTTCTCAATTAACAGGCGTATCTTCTGGAATGCATCCATGGCATTCTCCGTATTATATTCGTACAGTTCGTGGAGACAAAAAAGATCCGTTATCAACATTTCTTAAAGAGGTTGGAATTCCAGTAGAAGATGATTTTATGAAGCCAGATCAAACATATGTTTTTTCTTTCCCAGTAAAAGCACCAGAGGGTGCAATTGTAAGAGATGATTTAACAGCCCTAGATCATTTAAATACTTGGCTTGCCTATCAACGTGAGTGGTGCGAACATAAACCATCTATTACTGTATCAGTTAAAGAAGACGAATGGATGGAGGTTGGTGCATGGGTGTACCACTATTTTGATGAGGTATCTGGAATTTCATTCTTACCGCATTCAGACCATTCGTACAAACAAGCTCCATACCAAGAAATAACAAAAGAAGAATATCAGAATCTTGTTTTGAAAATGCCTAAAAACATTAGATGGGAAGATTTATCATTTTATGAAACAGAGGACGGAACTAGCGGAGTACAGACACTTGCATGCACCTCAGACGGTAATTGTGAAATTGTAGATATTTCTGCTTAGTGGTACAATTAATATTGGGGTAAAACCCAAATTCCTGGGCACAAAGCCCAGAAATAGGAGGTCTTTAATGAAACAAGATCTTAATAATGATGGAAAGGTAACAATGCAAGAAAAAATTCTAGCAGCGTTAGCAAGCTATGGACGCCATTTCTTAGGCGCTGCCATTGCTTTATATATGACTGGAAATACAGACCCAGGAGATTTAGTCAAGGGTGGCATAGCGGCATGCTTGCCAGTTATTCTTAAAGCATTAAATCCAAATGAGAATTCTTTTGGATTTACAAAAACAAAGTAAATTAAAATAAAAAGCTAAGGGGCTAGGCCCCTTAGCTTTTTAAATGTTTAATCGTGATACAATAAGATTATGTTAGTTAAAAGAATAGAACCCATAGAAATCAATAATTTTTTCACACAAGATTTAATTGATCTTGTGTACGAAAATGTAGATAAAACAATAAATCAAGGGCTTATTGAAAAAAATGATAAATATGCCTATATGTTTAAATTTAAAAATAATGGTTTTATAACTTTAAACAAGGGGTGGGACCCTAAAATAGCAACTGCAATTAAAGATAAAGCTCAAGAGCTTGGTCAAAATTTTGTTTCAGATAATAATGTTGCTTTAATTTTTGCTAGATATTCTCATGATAGTGGAGCAGCTCCAAATCTTCCACCTCATGCAGATGTAGTTGCAAATAAAATAATTTACACTACTACAATTAGATTAAAGTCTAGCAAGCAATGGGATTTCTATGTCAAAGATGAGAAATTTGAAATGCCACATCAAGGATCTTCTGTTTGGTTTACTGGAAATCAAGATGTCCATTGGAGGCCAGATCTGGAGTTTCAACCAGATGAATATTATGACATTTTATTGTGTCAAGCTTGGTCAGATATTGAAAATGACCCATATCCCGAAAATCATAAAGACAATATGATGGATTGGATGCAGCACTATTATCAAAAATATTCACATATGCTGCAGATAGCATCAAAAATAGATAAAAATGATAATACTAACTGTACGGGATCTGAGAACGTGGGGGACAATATTGACGAAGCCTACGAGGTTTCATATACTAAGTAGTATATAAAAGCATGCTGTTTTAGGATTACTCCTATGCTAAAATTAAGCATGGGAGTTTTCCTTTTTTAGGGGTATAAATGGCTGCACAAAAAAATTTTGAGGTTGATCAAAATTCAACTTTTACATTTGAGGTTCTCTATCTGGATGAAGATGAGAATCCAATACAGCTTAATAACCATACCGCTAAAATGCAAGTAAGAGATATTCAGGGTGGAAAAAAGTTAGCTTTTACACTTACAGAAGATGACGGAATAGTAATTAGCCCAACTGAAGGAAAACTATCTATAGCTATATCAGCCGATAGAACAAGCAAAATGTTTTACCCCAAATCAGCATATGATTTGGTACTAATAGATCCAAGTGTTAATAAAACAAGACTTTTAGAAGGGTATATGACTCTCAATAGAGCAGTCACAATTTAATGGGAACAAAATTAATTGTTAATGAGAATAACCCCTTAGTTGTAGTTAGGGCTGCTGGTGCACCTGGAAGAACTATTATAAGTGGAGAAGGAAATCCTTCAAACACTTTAGGGGTACCAGGAGATTTTTATTTTGACAAACTAACAACTAGATTTTGGGGTCCAAAAGACTCTGATACAAATACCTGGAATATAAATAATAGCTTTATACTAGACAAGCAAATATCTCTGACCCATTCTTGGGAGCTAGCTCAGGTTACTGGACCAGTTTTAGGAGTTTATTCGGTAGCAATAAACCATAATTTGGGCTTCCATCCAAATGTTACAGTAAAGTCAAGCGGCGGCGACATATTAGAAACGGGAATAGACTATAATAGTCTTAATACGATTACATTGAAAATGGCACAGCCTTTTTCAGGGACAGCGCATCTGTCTTAAAGGGAGTGAATAATGGCAAGAAAATTTTTGGTTAGCATTGACCTAAATAAAAACGAATTACTCAATGCCAGAATCCAGAACTTAGGAGCTGCTCCAAGTAGCCCAGTTACTGGTCAAATTTATTACGATTCAAACGACAACTTACTTTATTTTTGGAATGGAACCGAATGGTTAACAGCATCTGGTGATTTTGGTGCTGGAAACTACACAACTAGATTAAAATTTGGTGAATCTGTTGATCATGGTACATCAGCTTATGTAGCAAGAGCAGATCACAAACACGATGTTGCTGATATTATTGGCACATCAAATCAAATAACAGTAACTAAAGCAGTAAATGGAAATGCTACTCTATCTTTACCATCTACCTTAGATGTTACAGATATTAATGCAGCAACATTAGATGCAACTGGAAATGTTACCGTAGGCGGAACTCTTACAGTAACTGGACAAACAACACTTAACGATCCACTTCAAGTTAACGACTCCCTAAACGTAACTGGTGCAGTAGATCTAGATTCAACATTAAATGTTGATGGTTCTTCAACATTACAGGATACACTAACTGTAAACGGAACTGCAACATTTAATAATCCAGTACAAGTAAATAGCACCTTAGATGCGACAGGTGCTACAACACTTGATAGCACATTAACAGTAGGTGGCGGTACTACATTAAATGGTGCTGTTGATATAAACAATACATTAAATGTTGATTCTACCTCTACATTTAATGATGACGTTCAAGTTAATGCAGACTTAACGGTAACAGGAGTAATTACTGGAAATATAACTGGTAATATGACTGGTAATGCAGCAAGTGCTGCCAAACTTCAGACTGCAAGGACAATATCTCTTTCTGGAGATGTAGTTGGTTCAGTATCTTTTGATGGAACACAAAATGTTGATATAACAACAACAGTTCAGCCAAACTCCGTAGCGCTAGGTACAGATACAACTGGCAACTATGTTGCTACAATTGCTGGAACAGCTGGAGAAATCACAGTATCTGGTTCTGGTTCTGAAAGTTCTGCAGTAACAATTGGACTTCCAGATGATGTTAATGTTACTGGTAACTTAACAATTGGCGGAAACCTTGATGTTCAAGGAACAATTAACTCTATTAGCACAACAGAAGTTAATATTGTTGACAATAAGGTTGTTTTAAATACTAACGTAACTGACGCTCCTTCATCCAATGCTGGAATAAAGGTAAATCGTGGTGCTTCTGCAGATGTAGAAGTTTTGTGGAACGAAACAGACGATCAGTGGACATTAACAAATGATGGTACAAATTACCATGAAATCACTAGGAAATATAAAGCTACACTTAGCACATCAGCTACAACATACACAGTAACCCATAATTTAGGAACAAAGGATGTAGTTGTGCAAATCTACGAAGTTGCTTCTCCATATGCACAAATAGAAGCAGATGTTGAACATACATCAACATCAGCAGTAACTATTAAATTTGCTGTAGCACCTTCAGCTGGAGAATACAGAGTAGTAGTAATCGGATAGGGGTTTAATAGTGGCTCGTAA